TCCTTAGATAGAGTTTCATAAGAATATTGCTATATAAGTAACCGTCTGGCATACCCTCTAATATAATAATGGCGTCATCATTGTAAAAATCGTCTTTTAGCTTTAAGTAATAATACTTTTTATCATCCGCCACCTAATCACCTCCATTATGTATAGTTTTCTATACTTTTAGATTAAAAAAATAATAATTACTTTTGCACCTCCTCAACTATAAAAACCTCTGCATACTGTACCCCAAACTCCAGAGCCTCATCATGATCATTAAAATATACGTCTATTCTCTTATCCTTAATAGCCCCCCCACAATCCATAGCCTCATACTCTTTACCGTTAATAAGTAAAACTGTGCCATATGGTATAACTGTAGGGTCTACTGCTATACTGTAGCCAGCTGTAAGCAGTTCACCACTTGCACCATATACAAGCTCATTACCAGCGCTGTCTACTGGTCTGTCTTTAGCCCATTTACCACAGCACTTACTACAGCTACAGTAGGCTGTCAGTCTAAACTCACCTATACTTACAAGTTCTGGCTCTGTAGGTGTCTCTGTTACCGTATCAACCTCTACAGGCTCAACTATTGCTATTTCCTTTACTGGCTTTGTAGTAGGCTCAGTTACAGGCTCAACTGCTGCCGTCTTTCTCATACTAAGTAACAAGATTAATAGAGTTGTTATAAAAGCTGCTAAAACTATCTTTCTATCCACATTTCTCCTCACTTTCCTTGTGTTCTTTAATAGTTGCTTTAATCTTAATTTGTTCCTGTGACTCTAATAGCTCTATCAGAGTCTTTAAAATATCCGCTCCATTCATAATATGTACCCCACTGGTATAGTTTTCTATACTTTTTCAACAAAAAAATATAAATGTGCGTCAGCCAGAGGTATACCTAATAACTCACAGGCTTTATAAATTTCTGGCGTTTTCCACGGCACAGCATTATTAAGACGCTGGTTAAGGGCTGTGTAACTCATTCCCATAGCTTCAGCAAAAGCCTCCTGAGTATCAAATACCTCTTTAATTTTTAGTTTTAACTTTTTATAATCAAAACTCACTTTATCCACCTCCTTAAATTCTGGTATAGTTTTCTATACCTCACAAAAGACATTATATTAGTATAATTTTTAATTGTCAAGCATAAAATATAGAAAATCTATATTTCGTGTATAGTTTTACGGTTAAAATGTTGCTTTTTCTATACTTTTGTGGTAAATTAGATTTATTCTCATAAGGAGGGAAAATAATGGATAAACATGAAAGAAAAAATAGAATAGAGGAGGCGCTTAATATAAGGGGAATTAAACAGATCGAACTTGTAGAAAAGACTGGATTAAAAAAAGCCTCAGTTAATCACTGGGTTAAACAGCGTTATCAACCAAAGCAAGATTCAGTATTTAAAATGGCTAGAGTGTTAGACGTGTCTGAAATGTGGTTAGCTGGTTATGATGTACCAATGGAAAGACCTAAAGCACAGGTTAAAATGGATGAGCTGGCTAAAGTGTTTAACATCATAAGAAAAGATGAGCAGTTAAAAAACTTAGTAGTAAATATATCTAAGTTAAATGAGGAACAATTAAACACCGTAGAGAGTATAGTGAGTGAATTTAGCAAGGTTAACAGTCTGGGCTAAGCAAACTGAGGATTAGATATAAAAGCTCAATATCTTCACAATTACTTAATAATTCAGTTATTAGTTTGATAGTATTTTCACGTTCTGTCATACTATAATACCTCCATTTTTAATTTTTACGAACATCTGTTCTAATAACTATTTATATAATAGTATTTTTAGTATAAATTTGCAAGCACTTTATTATATTCAAATAATTTAATTTACAAATAAGAAAAACATATCAAGGAAATGTAAAAAAGGAGTAAAATTATGTCAATAATAAGAGTAGCCTGTTATATTAGGGTATCAACACAAGAGCAAAAGTTACACGGTATCTCACTAGACGCTCAAAGAGAAAAATTAAAAGAATATGCAGAAAAGCACGGTTTCATAATAATAGAATGGTATGAGGATGAGGGAGTAAGTGGACGTAAATTAATTAAGAGACGTCCAGCACTCCAGCGTATGCTTAATGACGCTAAAGCTGGTAAGTTTGACCGTATTATATTTATTAAATTAGACCGTTTCTTTAGGTCTGTGGCTGAGTATCATGAATGTATGAAATATATTGACCCAGTTATATGGACAGCTACAGAGGAAAAATATGACCTCTCTACTGCTAACGGCAGAGCTTTTGTTAATATGAAGTTAACTATAGCTGAGTTAGAGGCTGATCAGACTGGAGAACGTATAGACTTAGTTAACGAGTATAAGGTTAAGACTGGACAAGCTCTTACTGGCGCTCAAAGTCAAGGCATAGGATATACTGTAAAAAAGGACTCTGAGGGTATAAAAAGGGTTGTAAAAGATAAAAAATATGAGGCTTTTGTTACAGACTTTATAAATCACTTTTTAACATACCAGAACAAAAAACAGGCTTTCGATTACGCAACCGATAAGCACAATGTAAAAACTTATTATAACAGTATGAGCAAATTATTAACTGATACTAAAATATATGGTCATTACAGAGGTAATGATAAATACTGTGAGCCTTATATAAGTAAAGAATCTTTTGAACAGATACAGCAGATATTAAGCAAAAATATTAAGTCTACACCCTCAAAAAATGTATACTTATTTACTGGTCTTATACCGTGCCCTCTTTGTGGTAATAATTTAACATCTACTTTTAACGGCAGCAAAAAACCAATAATTAGTTACAGATGTAATACGTATAGTGTTCAAAAACACTGTACTTTTAAATATCGCCCTAATGAGAAAAAAATAGAAACGCTGTTACTAGAGAATCTTAATAAATATATGACGTCTTATATAGAGACCTCGAAAATAGAGGACGCAAGAATACAAGATACTCACGCCTCAGACAAAATAGTAGATATTAAGGCTGAAATGGAGCGAACTACTAAAGCATACCGTAAAGGACGTATTACAGAGGCAGAATATGATAAAGAGTATGAGGAACTGGAGACAAAATTAAAAGAGTTAGAAAGTCATTTAGAACCTATTTTAGAGCGTGACCTAACTGTATATGAGGAATTACTTAAGAGCAACTGGCAAGATTTATATTATGCTCTTACCAGAGAAAACAAAAGAGCTTTCTGGAGAAAATACTTAAAGGCTATTAAAGTCAATAAAGACGGTACTTTTCAGCAGCCTATATTTTTTTAGGCTGTTGTTGTACTAACATCATAGCTCCATTTGGAGCTATGTTATTAGTACAACAATTAGTAAAAGTAATAAAAGCCCTATTTCTAGGGCTTTTTTGTTTATTTTATGTATCTTACAAAAATCTCACAGCCGTAATTTGTTCTGCTGCCGTCATCTAGTTTATTACCGCCATATATGTCACAGTTAATATTATCACGCTTATACTTTTCCTCATACTCTAAAAATGTCTGTACATGATCACTAGGTATATTTCCTATAATCTGGTCATTAATTTTTATATACACAGCGTCTCTACCCTCGTATAAATAACGCTCAAAATTTACTGTTTCTGGTGTTTCATCCCCCCATTTAAAAGCTCTCAGTATTGCCTGTCTGGTTTTTCTGCCATTTTTAAATGTAACACCAGCCGCTTTAAAGGATAAGAATATATAAGGGCTTTCTTTTTTCTCCACTGCTGCCGCTTTTGTATTTGTAGTTTGTGGTTCACCTTTTAATAAATTATCTAATCTTTTTTGAGCCGCGGCCTTTTCTTGCAAACCATTTTTATACGCTTTATTAGTACTCCATCCTAAAAATATAAGAAATAGACCTAATAGTAAAAGAGGTATAAAAAATAGCCCCATCAGAGAGAATAGTATACCAGTTACAAAAAATGTTACTCTGTTTATTTTTAAGTTGTTTAATTCTTTATCTGTCATATATGACCTCCTGATCTTTTTTATTTACATATTATACCAAAATAGTAAATAGGTCAATATAAAAGAGGAGGACGCTAATTAAAGCGCCCTCGTTTACTTACATCATACCAGCTTTATTTTTAGCTATAGTACCTCTTATATTACTGATACCAGATACTACTATCATAGGCAGCTCACTTATTAAGTCAGTACAACTTAATACGCCTCCACCAGTCCACTGTAATATAGAGTTTGTCTGATAAAAGCCACCTCTGGCTAATGTAGGAGCATTTACACCGTACAATACGCTCACACTATTAGTGCTAGACTGTCCTAATATAGCGCTCTGTTTTGCTGAGTCACCAGTATAAGCGTAATACTCACCACCATATACTCTTATCAACGCCTGATCAGACGGTAAAAAACAATATGTATTTTCAGTTATATTAGCTACGCTACCTCTACAGTTAAAAAACGTACCATTTAAAGCTATAAGACTATTAAGATAACCATTTAACCAGAATCTACAATTTTCAGCGTATATAATGCCACTAGAGGCGTTAAATATTCTTACTATAGTACCAGCTGTAGTATTGCTTGCAATAACATTAGCTCCTATAATGCTAACATTATACAATGTATAAAATATTATAGTGCACTTACCACTTTCTATAGTAGGGTTAATTTCTGTGCAATTAGTAAAGTCTAGTATTACCCTCCTATTACTCTCTACATTAAAATCAAACACGCCATAAGGGTTAGTAGTGCTACCAGTTCCTCTTGTTATTCCCTGACACCCCAACTTACCTACAATATTTAATTTCATGTACATATTATTAGTGCCACCGCTTAAAAACTCCTTAACGATATTAGATATATAAACATTGTCATTAATACCATTACACCTATAAACAAAATCACCATTATTTTTAATATTAAAAATCATAAAAGCACCTCCATACTATCAATATTTAATTATCATTAGTATCTTAGTGCTTTTTATCTTAGTACCTTATTTAATTTTATCTTTTGTAATATATACTAAACTCCCATATGTACTATTTTTACTGTCACTGCCTCAGTAGGTATAGTGTCAGCTGTAAATACAAGAGTATTAGTGTCCTGACTTGTTAACTGTATATTATTTATACTGTATGTAGTAACTGATTCAGGCTCACAAAAAACCGTTTTAGTGGCTGTCATACCTGTAACAGTTACAGTAGCGTTATAACCGTTATCAGCAGTTTTCCAGTCACCTACTGCTATAGTGCGTGTTGAGCTTACAGGCATGGCGTTAACTAACACAGCCTCAGTGTTTTCGTTAATTAAATCTTGCAGTTTTCTAAACCACTCATTAAATAAAGCCTCCCACTGAGTCCATAGAGTAGAGCTGTTAAGTTGCTCTATTAGTCCAGTCACCCAGCCACATAATGACTCATCAGCTCTAGTATCTGTTATGTCACTGTTTGTAATTGCAGTAGCTCCAGCTTTAATATAAACATAAGCTAAACAATATTCATTTACTGAGCTTGTACGTGTCATAGTAGGTTTAACTGGTGTGGTGGCATATTCGCTATATTTCACGTATAATACAGCGTCTCTTACACTGTCTGTATCATCCACTCTAACGCATATAGCAGCATAACGGTTAAGTGTTACATCTGCGTCCTCCAGAGTGATCAAATACGCTGTATCATTATTAACCCAGTGCTTATTAAACCAGCCACGTCCTGTAGCTACCTGTATAGTCATCCCATTATTAGGCTGTACCGCCATCTTATCACCAACAGACTCATATACACCATTAGTAATTAAGCCCTCAAATATTTCGCTCATTTGTCGAGCGTTATACACTCTGTCACCATTAACAGAGTTAAAAAAGCCACTTGTCCACATTTCTTAGCACCTCCTACATATTAAATTGTGGAATAAGTTTTACACCTGAGTCATCAGCTGACTCAATGGCGCTCAATACTCTTACATCCTTACTTATACCGTATTTATTTTTCACTGTAACTATATCACCTAAGTAAAAGTCCTCACCATATTTAAAGGCTATATCTGTTAAGACTTCTCCACTAAAGCCCTCTGTTATAGAAAGCTCTGCTATTTTTTCCAAACCTCGCTCCTGTAACAGATTAATATAGGTATCTGTGTCTATTTCGTTCTCAGTTCCTACATTCTGGCTAACGTCTCTAGCGTCCACAAACGTCTCAAACCTATCAAGACCTGATATACTGTTATTAAGTGTGGTAAAAGTACGTGCCGTACCCTCACCTTCGCCACCTATTAAAGCACAGTTTGCGTAGTTTTCCGTAGCACGCTCATAAGTTGAATTGGTAATATTGTCAAAGTCATCACTAAATATTACATAAGGTCTGGCTGTCTGGCTATATGACCTATCTACACCAGCATATAATATAAATACCAGAGAGGAATTAAATATATATACTTCCCAACCATAATTATAAGCTGTGCATATTTCTTTAATGACCTCATCTAAATACCCACCAGTTTCCTGTTTGCTGATTTTATCAGTTAATCCAGCTGTAGCGCCTAGCATAAGAGTAGGTATTACTCTATTACTATCTGTAGGACTTATAGCATTTTCATTAACTAACTTACGTATAGCGTTTTCTACCGTGCCTGTTAAGTTAGACTGCTGCCACACTATACGCTGGTGGAGTAAAAACTTAAGCTCTTTGCCTGTATAGGTTAAATAGTCTCCTGATTCTACACCAGTTTCTAATTTAAGCCCTTTATTAATCATTACTTTCTGGTAAGTAACATTACCTGAGTCATCTACTGATATATCAGTATCTCTTACTAAATAATAACCCTCTTTTAAAAGCTCTACAGCCTCAGAGGTAGCGTTAATATATAACTCAAAATCACCCACTTCATAATAGGCTGGTCTCCAGATGACGCTTATATAATCATCCACTACGCCCACTAAGTTAAATGATTTGTCTAATACATGAATTATCATTTTACACACCTCCATATAATAAAGACGTCCTAAATGATAACTGCATATTAGAGCTACCACTATCAGCTCCATAAGTAAATACATTATCACCAACGCTCAGAGTAAACCACTTGCTATCTGCGCTCATATAGCCCATTATATTAGAGCTGTTGCCATCTCTAATAAGAGTTATGGACTTTTTACCTACATTAGTATTAATAATAACCTGATCACTTGCCTTTAGTGTCATATTCAGCATAATATGAGTACGTTCAAACACGTCATATATTATAGGGTTAACCACCTCGCCTATAGCGTACAGAGTAATAACAAGTCCTGTATCTACATCACCTGTATTAATAATAGATTTACGAATGTTAGCAGTTATAACGCTAATCTCTGTACCGCTCTCTGGTATGGAAAACGGAAACGAAAACAAGGCGCTGATTTCATTAAAATAACTTATAAGCTCGTCTATGGCTTTAAAATATGGTTGTGGACATATAAGGCTTATCTGCGCTCTCTGTTTTTCTGCAAATAAATCACACTCTATAAGTTCTACCTCACCCTCTATATATACGTCTCTTGTATCATTCTTGTAATAGAGTGTTACAGTCTTTTTTAGAGGGAAATACTTATATAAGTTAATACGATTCTTTTCTACATCACCCTCTATAGTTGTATAAATAACTATATTACGGTCATTTACGCTCTTACTATTTACAGTGCTACCATCAGAGGTAGCGTTTTTAGAACTGTTAATAGTTACAGCTGGAGGCTGTAAACCCTCAATCTTATACACAATATAATTAGGATTAGAGGATAAATTTAAAATCTCTCCATTATGATTTTTTACTTTAAGCGTATACATTTTAAGCACCTCCAGTATAACCTAGTAAATTCTTACTCTGTCTGTAAATGTCAAGTCTGCTCAGTTGCTTAGGACTGTTAATAGTCTGGTTATAATTGTTATTTATAACTGTATTACTTGTGTTACTTCTCACACTATAAATACTCTCTAAGCCCATTTCTTTTACTAAATCTGCTGCCAGTTTTCTCATCCAGCCTGTATTATTTTCAAGAGGTAATATAGCCTCCTTACCAGCCTCACCTATGATAGCGTTAGTAGCTCTTCTTGCTAAACCACCTTTAGCTAGTAAAGGTATCTCAGGTATACTTATGGTACTTATCCAATCAAAAGGCTTTAATTTAGCTATCTTAATTCCTTTGAGTTTTTTTAAAGCCTTATTAATTCCCTCGAATGGAATTGAAACGACCTTATTAATACCTTTAATTATTGAATTAACAATAGTTTTAAAAGCTGATACTATACCATCTTTAATACCGTCAAAAATTTTGCCACCAGTTGAAAAGATATTTTTCACAGCCGTCCAAGCGTTAAAAAATGTATCTTTAAAAAATGAGCCGACTTTTGAGAATACTGATTTTATACCAGTCCAAGCATTAGACGCACCATTTTTAATATTAGACCACAAATCAGAAAAAAATGTAGCAACTGGTTTTATAACTTTGTTGTCAACAAAATCACGAAAACCGTCTAAATTATCGTACAATAACTTAAACGCTCCAGCGAATGGGTTTACTATAAATAATAATATGCCTTGCCAATTTTCCTTGAAAAAATTCACAATCATATTGAATAAATTTACTATAAAATCTATTCCTACTTGTACAGCGTTTTTCAAATTTTCCCATAAATTTATAAAAAATTCTCTGAACCCATCACATTTATTCCACAACACTACAAAAGCAGCAACCAGACCAGCTATAGCAGCTACTACCAATGCTATAGGATTGGATAACAGAGCTGTATTAAGTAGCCACTGTTTAGCAGTTACCAACATTTGAGCCACACTCATTCCCTTAAGAGCTGTAGTTACAGCTGTAATAAGTGAGACCACTTTAAATACTGCAAATGCAGTACCAATACCAACTATTCCAGCTATTAGAGTGTCTTTATTGTCAATAATCCAACCTAAACCATCTACTACAGCTGGTAAGACCTTATCTGTCAAAATAGCAAAAGCCTTTTCAGCTGCTGCCGTAAAGCCAGAAAAATCTACGTCCTCAGTAAGCTCTAATATTTTTTCAAGCAACTTAGTAAAGCCCTCTCTTAAAGTAGTAGTAATAGGCTCTACTTTAGCTCCTAATTTAGCCATAGTATCTGTGTAATTAGCATTAGCTTTATTAGCCTCTATAATGTCTTTATTATTTTCCTGATAACTTGCTGATAAGTCACCATACAGACCATTAAGCGTATCGGCTATTAATTCCTGTCTTTCCTGTTCTGTGCTACATTTTTCAAGTTGAGCGTTAAAGTCATCAACATTAACACCGCTCCACTCTAAAGCGTCTGCTAAATTACCCTGTACTGAGCCTAACTGACTTGTATGGTTAATAGCCTCAGCCAGACCGTCAAGTGGTATAGAATCACCAAATTTAGCCCATATACCTACAGAGCTATCTAAGAGACTGTTAAGGGTTTCCTCCTCAGCACCCATAGCCATAAAGTTACTTATAGCCGTATTAGTTGCTGTCTCGTCTGCTAATACTCCATATAGGTCTTTATACTTATCCTTAGCATAATCCACACTGTAACCAGCGTCCTCACTGGCAGACTCCAGCTTACTCATCTGGTCTCTTTGTTCTCTCGTAGATTCTCCTAAACTAAGAAAAGAGCCAGCAGCGTCTTTAAGTGAGCCTACTAGATTACTTAATACATTACCAGCAAATGTAGCTATAGTACCCTTAAGAACTGTAAAACCGTCCTCAGCGTCCTTAGCCTCATTACCCATGTCCTCTAAAACCTCTGCCACTGTCTGACCTGTCTTAGCTGCTGTCTTTTCAGCCTTAGCCACCTCAGTTAAAGCGTCATTATATTTACTAATCTCTTTCTCAGTATTATTAACTACCGCTCTCTGATTATTAATTTTAATCTTTAGATCATCAGCAGCCTTAGAACCCTCACCCTGTTCTCTTACCACAGCCTCATACTGTGCCTCTAAACTACTTAATATAGTTTTCTGAGATTTTAGGTTACTACTGAGTTGAGTTAGTTTAGCATTAATGCCCTCACTAGATTTAGTCCAGTCATCCATAGATGAGCTGGCAGCCTTAAACTCACTATTAGCTACTGCTACCTGTCGCTTAGCCTCTTGCATAGCCTTTTTAAGTTCTGATATATCGACACTAAACCTCGTGGTAGTTTCATTATCTGGCATATTTTCACCTCCTCATTATACCCAGTTATCTCCAGCTGGTTTCCATATTATCTGTTCATTGTCTTTATTTTTCTTTGTACGCTTGTTATGTCCACTAAGTCTCTTTATCATTAAAAAAACCTCATGAGCTGGGTACTTCCTAACCTTAATAGGGTTAAGGTCAGGAAAGCGCTCACAAAGAGTTACAGTTAAGTCAAATAGACTCTCGTATATGGGTGTACTGCTGCCACCCTCATCTAGTTTTTTGAGTCATCACCTAAACCCTTAAACTCATTTACCATTTCTTTAATAATATTGATAAAAAGAGGTACAAGCTCTTTTACTTTCGTGTTCTTAAGTTCCTCATCTGTTAAGCCTACAAACACCTGTTTAAGTAATGGCTTAATTTTCTTAAGTGAGACTATGATAACCTTAGCAAGTTCTAAGTTATCATTAATCTTATTCTCGTCAACAACCTCTATAATGTCCTCAAATGTACCAAATAGAATGTCAACCGACTCAGCCACATACTGCTTAGCAATAATCTTAGTCTCTGGATCATAAATATTTAAAACTAACTGCATAGTATAATTTCCTCCTTTAAAAATTTAGAGGTGGACTACTCCACCTCTATTAAATTAAGCGCTAACTGCTGGCACTGTATCAGGTGTCTGTACCTCTGTAAAAAATTCATCTTCTTTTACAGCTGTATTAAGTTTAGAATTTACATTTACCGCCTTAGCAGTCTTACCATTCGCAAACTTATGTTTTGTATTAACACCTGTGTAAGTCAATGTCTGACCAAGTGCCTCAGTACCATCATTTTCTGTATTGTGTTCACTGTCAGGAATATTAAATTTACCTTTAAGTCTCCATACAAATACTTCCGTACCGTCTGTTAACTTAGTAATATATCCCATAGCAAAATACTTATTTTCACGTGCACCCTCGACAAGCATAGCCTTTGTTTCATCATAAACTTGACCAGTTACTTTAGCGAAAATGTCTAATGGTAAAGCTGACGCCTCAATAGAAATTTCATCCGCTCCAGTCGAATCTACTACATTAGCTGGCTCATTATCGTAATAGTGAGCCTCGCTACTAGTTGGTGTACTTCTACTAATCTTAGCTACACCAGCCACCTCAAAAGGTGTACCACATTCAAATGTCTCAGCTGTGTCAGTAAGTACCTCAGCTGCTATCCATTTTCTAATACCTCTCCACTCTCTTACGTCTGGCATTATTTTTTACCTCCTTAATAGTATATTTTTCTATACTTCATTTTTAAAAAAAATTATTGTTTCTGACGGTAACTAACAGTAATTCCTCTGCCAGTATGTGTAGGCTCATCACTCATCACTGAGTAACCAGCTCCACTAACTAACCAACCCTCACTCTTAAGGAGAGCCTTAGCCTCCAGTAGTTTAGTGTTAACCAGCTCAGGGTCAACACTGTAAAAGTTAAGGCTGTACTGCCATACTATAGCGCCCTCTGTATTACTGTAAAAACTGCTGCCGTCTGCTGAGTCATTCCAGTATGTAAAGAAATGATCAGGGTATGACTCTTGTGGTCTAAAGCTCCCCTGTAATCTAACTGGATAACTAAGAGACTCCAGAGCTTTTTTTAATAATTCATCCATAATCACTCCTCCATAATTCTTTTAATGACTTTATTTAAAGCCTCGCCTTGCAGCTCAGCTATTTCTTTTTGCGTCTTGTTACCATATATGGCATTTTTCAGACCAGCTACAGGTGCTATTCTTGGAGTGCCATTTACACCCTCCATAAGAAATATACTTGTAAGTCCAGACTTTTTAAAATCAAAACCAACTTTAACAGAGGCTGTAGCTCCCTCCCAGTCCACACTCATATCTTTATCAATAGACTCTTTTGTGTTACCTGTAGAGTATCTACCACCAGCTGGCAAGTTAGAAGTTGCCATAGCTGACTCTATCTTTGGGTTAACGTATTCTTTAGAGGCTTTTAATGCACTCTCTACGCCTCTCCTCATAGCCTGACTACCGCCAATCTCGTCCAGCTTAGCCATATACTCCTCAAAACCTTTTACCTGTAAACCTATCCTATTACGTGCCACCTTTAACACCTCTAACTTTAAACTTTAAAAACTGGTGACGCTGTTCTATGTCCTCAGGGTCTCCCATTACCTCATAAGTCTGTGAGCCTAATCTAAGACGGCTAGAACTCGTTATATCTGGTCTATACCATGTTTCTACGTTAGCTGTTTGAATGACAGATAACACACCGTTAATAGTTGTCTCAGTGCCTCCATATGTTTTAAAACTACAAAAAATAGTTTCACCCTTTTCAGTATATACAGGCACGTCAACACCTCTAACGGTTTTTACCTCACTAACATTTAACAACTCTATAGGCGTAGTAAATGGCTCGCTAGGTCTATAACTCATCTGTAGCCACCTCCTCAGTAGTGGTTACAGTCTTATAAACTAACTGGCTTACTCTCTGATAAAAATAAGCTGAGAGCTGACCACCGCCACCGTTATAATTCCAGAGGTCTGTTACACCTCTGGCTATAACACCAGCTGACACATCAGAGTTAACTACGCTCTCAGATACTCCAGCGTCCATCATATACTCTTTTACTTCATCAATATACACGTTAAGTGTGTCATCCTGATATGTGCCTGTAATGCCTAAGGCGCTTTTAACTTTACTTAATATGTCAGCCATGTTATTAACCTCCTACTTAAACGCTAACCGCTGCGCCCTTTTTAATAATAAGAGCACCATTAGCGTCAATTAACTTACCGTCACAGATTAAAATACACTTATTCTTAATCTGGTTGTTATCGTTATCTGTCCACTTAACTGTTACCATTTCCATGTTAGAGTTAATGCCGTAGTCTGTAGGCTTAAGGAATACCGCTACTACGTCTCCTTCAGCTGCGTCATCATAAGCAGCTATACAGCCATCCTCTACAGGTTCAACGCTCTTACCCATGAATCTATAATTTTCTTCACCATTGATACCATAGTTAGTACGTCCTACTGGCTGTCCATTATCGTCTGTCATTCCATCAATGTAGCCATCAAATGTAGCCTGATTCATAAAGAAAGTACCATTTCTATATGCTTTCTTCATTTTTGCCTTAACTTTTTTGTGCCATTCAGACCAGCTAGTAAATTCAGCTGGTGTCATAGTGATTACATTAGCCTCTGGTACTCTTGTGTCCTTTGTGATACCTAAAGGCTGTCCTACACCTGAACCATTGAAAATAGCAATTTCTAACGCCTTAACGATAGCCTCTGTAGCAAGAGGTACAAAGAGTTTCTGGAAAGCGTCAATAGTTGTTACATTAGCTAATAATGTCTGAGCTATCTTACATTCCACACCAAAGTATGAGAATGTAATAGAGTTCTTAGCGTCTAACTTCTGTGACTCGCTAGCTGCTGTCTCGCCAATCCAGTTAGCCTCTGGCTTAAGTGATAAGATTGGAATAGCCACACCACCCTGTACGTTTAACTTACGTACTAAAGCGTACACATTACCATAGCTCTCTAAGTTCTGGATGATTTCGTTAAGCATTGTAGTAGGAATTACAGCGCCTACGTCTCCAGTAGCAGTTACAGCGTTTGCTCTAAATTCCGCTGGAATAGGTACGTTACGGCAAGCAAAATCCATAAACGCCTGTCTGTATTCTACAGTGTCATGTAGGTCTGTTTCTGCTGCTCTTGTCTGAGTAGCACCCACAGAGTAACTACCTACTACCTGTGCGTTTCTATGCACTGCGTTAGCTGGAATATTAGAGCGTGTGTCATCATCTGGCTCATTACCAGCCTGACCATCTGCGCCCTGACCGTCTCCCTCGTCATCTAACTTAGCTAACTGAGCCTCTGCCTCGTCAATCTCGTCTCTAAGAGCTGCTAAAGTGTCTCCTAAACTTCTTACCTCATTAACATCCTCTGAGGCGTCAATTTTCTTTCTGATCTCTTTCATTTCATTTTTCTTACGTTCAATAAGCTGTGTTAAAAATTTTCTCATTTTAAAATTACCTCCATTTTTTGTATAGTTTTCTATACTTTTTAATCAAAAAAATATGTTGCTGCTTTAGCTTTTGCAAGCTCCAGAGCTTTATCATCACTATCCAGTGACCGCTTAGCACTATCCAGTACCTTTTTAGCGCTCTCCAGCGCCTCTTTATCTCTTGCGCTTATCTCTGTTGCCTCATAAGCTGGAAATGTTACGGCTGATACTTCAAACACCGTACCTATTTTCCTTATATGACGTGTAGGGTAGTCACTCTCTAAGTTTTCCCACTCCTCGTCATCTATCGTAAACATAAAAGACATACCACTTATGTCTCCACGTTTGATAGCACTGTATAAGTTACGTGCCTCTGAGTTTTCCTCAGTATCTAAGTCAACTCTAATACCCATACCATCTTTATCTACTATCAGCTGCATAGTAGAATTATCATTATTATTTCTACTACGTGCTAACGGTATCATATCTGTATTATGATTAACTAAAAATCTTACATCTTTAAGGTTAGCCCCCTCCAACGCTCCAGCCTCTATAACTTCCTCAAAATATCCTAAGTCAGTTTTAGAATTATAAACTATAGCACGTCCTATAATATGGTCTCCATGCTTATCGTCATTTTCTGCTCTAATCTCAAAGTTATACGCTCTGGTTATCGTTTTCTTTTTCATTATTTCCACCTCCTGTATCTGGTTCTCCTGTCTGGTACTGGTTAGCTATGTTAGCGTCTACCCAGTTAAGACTCATATAACGCTTGCCCTCTAGTTCTGCTAAAGGTCTTAAACCAAATGCTACTCTTTTCTCATTTTCAAAAAGAGCGCCTGTATTGCTTAATAACGTTACCATTCTTATAGTCTGATCCATACTCATAAATATAAGGTCTTTAGGATAAAACTTAACTCTATTACCGTGACCTTGTGCACGATTGCTAACAAGCCCCTTAGTAAAACCTTGTGAATAACTTATAATTATATTCTCAATAGTTTTTTGATAAAACGCCTCTAACTGTGCTGGTGTAAAATCACCTGTAAGTATAGGTAAAGATACTCCATAGTGTCTAAGTATCTTACTATCTATAAATTCCAGAGTGTCCTTATCCACCAGTTTAATATCTTTCTTAATAGGTATATACTCAGCCTTTAAGTCCAAAGGTAAAAAACCACTCTCAGAGTTCTTAAGTTTGCTCTCCAGTTCCTTAAGAGCTGCCTCAGTTTTACCATCATCCATCATAGTCTGATATTTAATAACACCGTTTACAGCAAATGCAGACTTCATAGCTGCCGCCACACCCTGTAAGAGCTGGTGGTTAAGGTCAAGAGTTTTAAGTAATGCCTCATTATCTGGCTGTCCTTGTTCATTACCACCCATATACTGGTTAACTGAATATCTATACCTAATGTGGATGACGTCTGTGTACTTAATGGTATACTCTTGACCGTTATTAAATCTAAATCTAACATACAGTCTATTACTAGCGTCCTCAATAAAGTCTACTTGTGACGGCTGGATAGGGTAAAGCCCATCATATCGTCTTTTAACTGTGCCGTCCTTAGCTTTCCACTCGTAATATGTAGGTACTATAAATACATTATAATTAAGAAACAATAACCATGTTATTTTTTCCAGAAAATCACTAGTAGTCATCAAAGGGTTAGGATTATTAAATACTGCTTGTAAATCATCATTAACTGGTACTACATCATTACCTATCTCCCTAACGTGTTCAATACGTAACTTTTTCACCTCTGATACAATACAGTTAATAGCTTGCTGTACTACGTCACTAGCGTATATGTCTGTGCCAAACTGAGAAAAGATAGGAGCATAACCACTCATTACCTCAGCGTATTTAGTTTCTTTAGGGCTCTCTTTCTTAAAGAGATTTGACAACCAACCCATTTATTTAACACCTCCTATCATTTGCTGCCATTCCGTTCTATTTCGTCTATACATTTCATATAAAATAGAATTACACACAGCACCATCTATACGTTTACTAGGCTCTGCTTTAATTATTAAGCACTGTCCTAAATTATTTACCTGTAGACAGGCATTTTTTAAACACCACTTATCTACTTCATTGTCATTATAATTAACTAGCTGGTGAGTTAAGTCTGATTCCAGTAATTTAATAGCATTACTTAGCGTTTGAGCGTTCTGTATAATCATATCCATTTCATCACTCGCTCTAGACCAGCCGTAAAATTCCATACGGTTAAGAAAGTCCTTAGCGAATTTCTGATCATATCCACATTTCCAGAGTTTAATACCATACTCTTTATATAACGTATAAAACCAGTCAGCTACTTTACTTAGGTCTATGTCATTACCCTCAGTTATGGTAATGAGTCCAGCCCTCGCCCACTCACTATACTTAGCGCCAGCGTTACGGTCATCTGAGTCCTCCAACTTGCTCTCAGGTATAAAATACATTGTATGTATATACTTTGTCTTATCGTCTGGTTTCATCATCAACACCTTAGCACAGGTTAAGTCTGTAGTTTCAGACAAGTCTACAGCCCCTAAAGCTATGCAACCTCTAAAGTTCTCTAAATCATATACGGCTTTATAATCATAATCCTCTATATTAAGCCAGCTCTGTGATGAGTTTTGCTTAATATTAAAGTCTTTACATAGTACAAATATTTTTGTAGCTTTATCCTGTTTAGCTTTAGCTATCTGCTTATCTAAATAGCTCCATTTCTTAACACCATGTACGAGAGTAGGATTACTTTTAACCCAGCTGGCTCTATTTTGCCATACCTCTTGTTCTGAGTCCTGAGTGTACAGCCACGGCAGTAATGCTATTGCGTCTGGGTCATCCTCATCTATCTCACCGTTAATAACTTTTCTAGCATAAGCTAACTCATTATCAAGATAGCCACCTACCACCATACCCTCTGTGGTCATATTAAAAAATAAAGGTTCATCTTTTAAGCTCTGTGACTGTTCGCCAGCCATAGCTATTTCGTTATCTTTCATCATATTAGACTCATCCAATAAAAAAACGTCAATATCTCGCCCCTCCTTGTTTCTTGTGCGGTCTGATATTTTAATAATCTCGCTATTATTAACCTTGTTGTAAATATGGCTCTGATTTTTAGCGCTGTCTAGATCATCAGGGTCTAACATACGCCTCATAGTGTCCATTTTGTTATGGTTAATACTCGCTTGTGCGTCATCATTAGAACTACAGCATATTACAGAGCCAGCATTACCTACAAAAAACTCTGTTAAGCCTAAGGCGCTACAGGTTTCACTCTTAGTATTTTTTCTGGCTATGATGAGTATAATTTTTTGAAAACGCCTAAGTGTAGTAGCAGCCATTTTAAAAGAGTATGTAGCCTCTATAAATGCTTTTTGCCACAGCATAAGCAGCATAGGCTTACCATAGTAAGGGCTTTTAGTTAACTTTATGCAATTTTCCATAAAGTCCATACGTAATAGAGCGTCATCAGTATTGTATATAAACGTATCATTATAAAAGTCTGCTCTAAGACGTTCCAACTCAAGCCATAACTCACGCCCTACTATAATCTCACCTGTCTCTATTCTGGCGTGATACTCTAATAAAAAAGAGTTGTCTGGTGTCCATATCTTTTTCTCTTTAATTAGCATGATCTTTAAACCACTTCCTTAGTGGTGATTCCTCAACATCATCACCCTCTAGGCGCTTATCCTTGTAAATGACATACTCAATCATTTTTATACAGTTAATATACTGTTGTAAAAATTCTTTATACATTTTAGCTGCTGGAGTGCTACGCTGCTTACTGGCGTCCTTTGGATTAACCTGTATAAACGGCAGCTTTTTAAGTTCTTCCAGCTTACCCTCTAAAAATATAACCTCATCTATTACCTCATCCACTAACTGTAGGGAGTCCTCACCTATTAACTTAACTAATTCCTCACGCCTACTCATTGGCTACCACCTTAAAAAACATAGCCTCTGGCTTATTTGTGAAAGACACCACAGCGCCTATGGTCATATTTGAACAGTCCATAACTCTCTGTGTAGGAATATCAACCACATACATCTTAGAGCCAGCGTTAAGCTCATCTAATACACTTACTTTATCCACTGCCTCATACATGGCTTACTCCTCCTTTTTCTTGCGTCCTCTATTAGCTGGCTTTGTTTCATCAGCTGGAGCGTCTGCCTGTTCTGGCTCTGTTTCATCAGCTGGCGCTACTGTCTCAGCGTCCTCAGCTAAGTCCTCGCTTAATGGCGCTACTGCCTCTGTTACTAGCTCTGTGTTTTCTTCCTCAACTACTACACACACTGGATAACCAGCTTTATTATCTGCTGTAGTAAGTTCTTTTGCTCTTTCCTCTGACACTTCAAATACTTCATTATCTTTAACAAGTACATTTTTCTTAAGTTTCAGATCATAATAGTCTTTAATAGCTTTTACTTTCATCTTTCCACCTCCTAAATATAGTTTTCTATACTCCTTGTTTAAAAAAATTTCGCTAGCAAACGGTCTCACACCGCTCTTAACAGAACAGTCCTACTAGCTCAGGAGTTCAACATGTATATAATAAGCTGTATTTAGCTTGTTATATCATTTTTTATAAGATTTTACTTTTCAAAAATCTCGTTAAAATTTCTATTCTGTGAGAAATACGTTCCCCCCAACAGTCCCCAGAAAGTTGTAAAAATTTTTGAAGTGGGGGG